ATGGTATAGCCGAAATATCATCAATTATATCTATAAATCATCATATCTATCCAAGAATAAATCATAGCATGGGTAAAATATTAGATGATATATTAGTTGATATAGTAGATAATGAGATACAAGTAAGTGGTCCAAATATAATGGAAGGATATTGGAATGAACCCATCCAACCATCAGAAGTATTAATTAATAGAAATAATAAATTATGGTATAAAACAGGAGATAGTGGATATATTAAAAATGATTTCTTATATTATACGGGTCGCATAAATAAAAAATAAAAATGATTTAAAATTATAACTAATGGTATATATATATGGGACAAATATGTAAAACCATACAAAATAAAATAAATAATGATACCGATATTGATATAGATGAATGTATTAAATTTGATTTTATACAATTTTCGGCTATTAAATCAAATCATACAAATAAAAAAAAATATAAAGTATTGGAAATTACTGACGATCTAATAGTAAAAGTGGTGGTTTATTTAAACAATCAATATCATCTTATAAATTTATCATTTCATGGTATTGTTTTTCCTTTAAATACTGTATCTGATGAAGATGAAATACAGGCATGTTTAAAATCGCAAGATTTAATTGATCAAATATTATTTGAAAGATATATTAATTTTGATATAATGTCATATTGTAAAGAAACAAATACAATTAATGCTATGATTTATTTGGATGGTGAAAATATAAATATCTGGACAATTCAAGAAAATATTGGAATATCTAAATCAAAAATAAAACATTCCCGACCTAATTCATGGTTACAGCACCAACAGAGTCAAAAATTTGAAGGTGTGTATTAAATATAAAATTGATTTTATTTTATTGTTATTTTTCAATTAAATAAAATGAATAACCAAGACGAAACCAACTACTCTGGAAATCTATATACATGGTATTGTGTTCCATGTATATATTCTATTAGAATATGTAAACAAAGTTTATATGCATGTTGTTTGTGTCTATGTTGCATAACTGGTAGTTCACAAGAAATAATAAAAATAGGAGATTTTAAAGAAGAAACCAAGGAAGAAGACCATCCATATCCATATCCAGAAATTTAAATAGTAGATATAAATTCCCAATCTAATTCGTCACATATTTTCTTCCATATAACATCTTGTTCTATTCGTTTTTCACGATCTTTTAACATCGGAAAATATGGTAAAAATTGCCCTTGATCTAGCAACTCGCATAATTTATAAACAGTATAATAATAATTTAAAAAATTAACACGATCATCGGGACAAAACTTGGCATACGGTGCTTGTATTTCTATAAAAAGATTACATAATGTATCTTCTAATTCTGGTGTCATAACAGGAGGTTTAATACCAATCATATCTTTAATAAACGGTATATGCTCATAATATTTATTATATCCTAATTTTTTTAATATTTCTTTGGCTTTATTATTTGTGATTTGATTTAATTCAATGCGTTCTTTTTTTATTTGAAGTTTTATATCCTCAATTACTTTATCTGGTATTTGTGTACTTTCTTTGGCTTGAAATTGTGCTAATATTTCTCTAAAATGATTAATACGTTTATATGCATAGAAACATACTTCCTTTGGAGGTTCTTTATAGGATGGTTTTTCATTTTCAATTAGATAAGGTATTTGTCTATAACACTTATTACATACTAATAAGCCTTCATCGTCTATTGGTATTAATTCACCAACACTACAAAATTTACATAATTCATCATTCGTTGTATAATTCCCTAAATCTATAAAACTATCATCAATATTAGATAAATATGAATTAACTATATTAACCTGTTTTTCATCTTCATCTTTATTTTTATTTATATTGAAGAATGAATCAATATTTTTCGTTTTGGTAGTTCCTTTATTTATGTCTTTCTTATCTTCAAAATAATCAAATATATATTTTGAATTGTCTAAATAATATTGTTTTTTATCATATTTTAGTGTTTTTATTTGATTTTTTATTTTCAATATTTCATCTTTTAATTCCATTTTTTCCTCAATTGAAGTTTTCTTTTTATTTAAATTAACTATTAATTCTTTCTTTTTTTCTTCTAATTTAGGAATTTCACTTACTTCATTGTTGTAAAAACTATCACAATATTCTTTATGTTTTTTATCAAGAGTTATAATTGATTTTGAATTTACTGTTATTTTTTTGGTAACTTTTGGTTTAAAGCTTGGCATATTTAATATTTTTTAAAATGTATTTTTATATCATTACAACATTAATAGTTTAAAATAATTATTATTTTTATATAACTAATGTAATGGACGAATTAAATAATAAAGAAATTTCTAAAATAAAATTCATTTATAGCGCTATAGAGGATGGATGGTGTGTAAATAAAAAGGATAAATTTTATATTTTTAAAAAAAAACATGAAAATAAAAAAAAATACATATCTGAAGATTTTTTAAAGAAATTTATATTAAAATATAATAAATAATTAAAAATAAATAATTAATTGTTTATTTATTTTTAAGATTGTATATGATGTATATTAAAATACAAAATAAATAATTATGCTGTTAAACTATTTAAATGAATTAAAATAAAAATCAAAAAATTTTTATCTTTAGCAATATTATAAATGGGAGGCGGACTTATGCAACTCGTAGCTTATGGAGCTCAAGACGTTTATTTAACTGGTAATCCTCAAATTACCTTCTGGAAAGTAACATATAGAAGATACACAAATTTTGCAATGGAATCTATTGAACAAACATTCAACGGTCAAGCCGATTTTGGCCGACGTGTAACATGCACAATCAGCCGTAATGGTGATCTTGCATACAGAACATACTTACAAGTAACACTCCCCGAAATTAACCAATCTATGGGTAAAGACGATAAATGTTACGCCCGTTGGTTAGATTTCCCCGGACATCAACTTATCTCACAAGTTGAAGTAGAAATTGGTGGCCAACGCATTGACCGTCAATACGGTGACTGGATGCAAATCTGGAACCAACTTACTGCCGAAGGCAACCAAGACCGTGGATACGCAAAAATGGTTGGTAACACCACCGAACTTACATACATTACTGATCCTACATTCGCCGATGTTAACGGACCCTGTGGTGGCGATGCACCTGTTAATGTATGTGCCCCTCGTAACGCACTTCCTGAAACAACTCTTTACATTCCTCTTCAATTCTGGTATTGCCGTAACCCCGGACTTGCCCTTCCTCTTATTGCTCTTCAATATCACGAAGTAAAAATCAACCTTGATCTTCGTCCTATTGATGAATGCTTATGGGCAATGAATGACCTCGTTGGTACTGCAGGAAATCAACAATCCGCCACCGCATACCATCAATCATTGGTCGCCGCATCTTTATACGTTGATTATATCTTTTTAGATACTGATGAACGTCGTAGAATGGCACAAAATCCTCATGAATACCTAATTGAACAACTTCAATTCACTGGTGATGAATCTGTTGGTTCATCCTCCAACAAAATTAAACTTAATTTCAATCACCCTTGTAAAGAACTTATCTGGGTTGTACAACCTGATTCTAATGTAGATTACTGTGCATCATACACAGGTGGTGAACTTCTATACAAAGTCCTCGGTGCTCAACCTTTCAACTACACTGACGCAGTTGATGCTCTTCCTAACGCAGTCCATGCATTCGGTGGTGAAAAAGCAACAGCAGGACAACACGGTGTTATTGAGTTCGTTAACAATGCATCTGGTGTATTCCAAGACGCAAAAGCCGATGATATCTTAGGTGCTGATGATGTTGTAGAAGACTCTGGTGTATCTGATGCTGGTACTTTCGTCCTTGCTGAAACTGCTCTTAATATGCATTGTTGGGGACTTAACCCTGTCGTTGTTGCTAAATTACAACTTAATGGCCAAGATCGTTTTTCTGAACGTGAAGGTACATACTTTGACCAAGTACAACCATGGCAACATCATACCCGTGCTCCCGACACAGGTATTAACGTTTACTCTTTCGCTATGCGCCCCGAAGAACATCAACCATCTGGAAGTTGCAATTTCTCACGTATTGATAACGCAACTTTACAATTGGTTCTTTCTAACGCAACTGTCGCAGGTACAGCAACAGCCAAAGTACGCGTATACGCCACAAATTACAATGTCCTTCGTGTCATGAGTGGTATGGGTGGTTTAGCTTACTCCAATTAAGCAAATTATTTATATATATTTTATTTTTAATGTAAAATTATTGTTTTAATACATAATAATAACACCATTTATTATGTATTATTTTCTAATTATATAGTATTATGGATTTAAATGATGAAGAAGAAGATTCTACTATTAATAAAAATACAGATATAATTTCTAGAATATATAGGAATTTGTCAAAATACGATATGACATGGTGTACATTTTTAAATATTAGAAATCCATACGATAATCCAAATAATGTATTATTTAATAAACATGTTCCTATTTATGATAGTGTTGCCGCAAAACGCAATCCTGAATATGAATATGTTTATGATAAATTATGGATAGCGAATAATCAAGGATTAAAATCAGGAACATTGGAAGAGTTATTAAAGAAAAAAAATGCTTCTGAATTTCCTATTTTTATTAAACCAAGGTGGGGTACAAAAACAGCAAGAAGTGTTGGATGCTACAAAATTAACTCTTATGATGAATTAAATATTCATAAAGGAAAAAAGGAAATTATGTGGTCTGAATTTATTGACGGGGTAGAACAAATGACTGATTTTATTTTATGGAATGGTAAAATTATGTACCAAATTACCTATGTATATTCCAAAACACAAATAGAATTTGTAGAAATTTGGAAATATATTGATAATAAAACAAAACCTCCTCAAACTGTAGAAAAATGGGTATTAACATATATGAAAAATTATTCAGGTATTGTAAATATCCAATATAGAAACAATATTATTATTGAAGTAAGTCTTCGTCCTGCACGAGGCGGTTCATATTTAAAATGCACTAAAAATGAAAATATTATTAATTCTATTAATCATTTATATGAAAAAAATGAATGGTTAATGATACCAAAAGATGACATGAACTTTAAACCGTTTTATTCTTTAAAATGTCATACTTATTTACCTATATTATACATTCCGCCATTTTTTGTATTTAATACTCTATGTGATAGTTATAATACATATGACTTTAATGAGTATTATTTTGAAAAAGCTGGAAAAAAAGGATGCGTATTTTATCAATTTTACCACGATGACTACGATAAAGGTTTAAAATGTAAAAACACAATAGAATCTATATTTAATTTGTGTCAATTAATAATGTATTTCTTGATATTTTTCTTGATATTTTCACTTTATTATAAAAAGAATTATTTTATAATTTTACTTTCTGTATTTATTTTACTCTACTTAACACGATATATTAATCCTTTTCACTCTAACTATGCGCTATGGAAAACGTTCATGAATAGTTAATATAATTAAAATTTAGGAATTTTTTGCATCATAATAATTGATATATTTTTTTAATATAAAAATATATTAATATATAAAATCAT